AGTTTAATTTAATACTTGTGAAGAATACAAGCCGCTTTGCTAGGAATGTTGGTGTAACTGATATACTCAACGAGTTAAAACAAAAAGGTGTATATGTTCATTTCCTTGACCTCAATAAAGGTACGGAATCATCTGCGGATATGACGTATCTTGAAATTTTTCTATCCTTTGACGAGCATGAAAGCCGTGACCGTTCTATAAAGGTTAAGTTTGGGCAAAAGGAATCTGCCAAACGAGGTCATATATTTACAAGTTCCAAGTTGTATGGTTATCACTATATAAAAGATACAAACCGTTGTGAGATAATTCCAGAGGAAGCAAATAATATTAGTACTATATTTAACTTATATAATCAAGGATTAGGGTTTAGACAAATCAGCAACTATCTAACGGAGCATAACATTACAACACGTAATCATAAACCATTTTGCAAAAGTACACTCAGACGAATTATAGATAATGAAAAATACTGCGGTCTTAATAATTCGCTAAAGTATGATACTGGAGAAGTATTTAATAAGAATTCGTACCCAAAAGTAAAGGATGAATATACAGTACAACCAACTGATAAAATCCCTGCTATCGTATCGCGCGACTTATTCAATACCTGTCAACAAATAATGCGCTCTAAAACAAACTACAAGAATCAGTGTGGTATATATAACGGCAATAGCAAATACAAGAATCTAATTTACTGTGGCGTATGTGGCTCTGTGTACCACTCTAACAGGGATAAAGGGCGAATCTTTTATAATTGTGCCAATAAAAAATTGCACGGTACAGCGGCTTGTAACGGCGTTAATGTGTCAGAGAAACAAATTGATGCTTATATTAATTGGCTTGCTAATGATATGGCAAGGGTGATAATACACTACCAAAATTTACAATACATTAGCGGTATGTTTCATATCATTAATAACTTGCTCCAAAAGATTGAATCGAATAATACCGATAAAGCTGATAAACTAGCGGCAGAGATAAAGGAAAAGCAATCACAGCTGGAGGGTTACGAGGATATATATGCTATGCAGCCGAATAATCGTGACCGCCTAAAAGATAAAATTACCGCCTTATCTGGCACGCTAGATACCTTACAAAAAGATTATACTGCCGAAACTGCCGACCGAGAAAGTGTTATTGAGCAGATAATGGAAGTATTTAAAGTGCAAGATGAATTGAAGCAATTTGAATTAGAAGATAAAAACTATACCCCACAAGGAATAATTAATATCCTCGATTGTATCTATATTATGCCGCATGATATTCCAATGGATATTTACAAGGATGATATAGTTGAACAAAAACCAATGTCAAAAGATGAAGTGGAAGATATATTGAAACGCATTGACAACGTATTATAATGTTTTGCTATTAGGGTACATTCCCCTGTGTCGGAAAATCGCCGACTTCTAGGGGATTTTTTATGCTTTGTTTTCCTCTTTTAGCCGTTTCATTTCAAGTGATACGTTATTCGTGTAAGGACTCAATTCCACAATACTCTGACGGCTGATAGCACCCATTTCCTGCTGTGTTTTCAACTCGTTCATCAAATTCTCTGTATCGACTGGACGGTTATAATTAAATGTAATGCCGACACCGTAAAAATCATCATCTGTAAATGATACATTCTGCAAGGCAAGCAATTTGCGGAAATACTCAAAACGTGTATAGAATCCATCACGCAATACTTTAGTAATTGCCTTTGCTTTATTGTCGGTTTGGCTGAAAAGCAGTTTTAAACTAATTTCTGATACATTAGCAATATTGCTTTGACCGATTACAGCTGATGGCACACAAGCGACTGTGTATAATTCCTGTAACAAATTATCAAGTTCCAATTTAATACTATTGTAATCGAGTGTAGAAGTTGCGTACTTAAACTCTCCCCCTGCTTCAAAATTTAATACTGCACCAACCATTTCTTTACTGATACTTGAATCAGTACCACGCCCCATAGAAACGCCAATAGGATTAATAGACAGGGTTGTAACTGCATCATCCAGTTTGGAAAGTAAATTTTCTATCTTGTCCATAATCGGGATTAAATCATTCATCGGCGAATCACCAAAGAAGTTATATTCCGATTTGTCCAGTAGTGCATAGTGGATTGGAAGCCCTGTAAGATTGGCTCGCTCGTCTTTTAGGACGCTATCTTGATAAACCTGTACCGTATCAGGATAATAAACTGTGTAGTGCTGTACACCTGTATCAGCATCTTTCCAATACTCTACAAATGCCACATAATTTTCCTGCTCGTCATATATCGGATATGCACATTCATTTGTGATTAAATGTCCTTTGATTGTACCATTGTCAAGATAATCATACTCAAATGCATTACCATATTTAACTAAATCTTCTACAAGCTGATAATCTAAAGTGTCAAACAATCCCTTGCGATAAATGGCATTAAACGTTTTAACGATATTCTGCTCGCCATTAATACTAACAGGATTCCCCAAGATATAACTTGCATGGAAATTTACAATGCTTTTAAGCGTCTGAAATACGATTTTTGCAGTTGTATAAGTTTCATTCTTAAACTTAAAATTAGGACGCTGTAACACCTTATGTAAGCGTAAAAAATACTCTCGAATATTTAGCACATTACCAATACGCTTTTGCTGTTCTGTGTCATTTGGTGCATCTTCCCACCAATATTGTTTACTAATATCTACCATGTAATCACTCCTTTTTTATGAATAATTAATACCACATTTAACACCTTGTATTGCCATTCCCATAGCCATTACTAAATCATCATGCGAACCAATAACTGCGTTCATTTTGCCATCCTTAAACTGGAATACTTTCATTTCCTGTAACAGGTTGCGGCTCTTAATAATCATCTGGCTGCGCTCGAATAGTTCCACAAAATCATTAACCAAAATTGGCTTTGACTTTGTATTGGTCTGCCATCCGACTTTAGGTAACATTCTGCCGCTGCGTGTATCGTACTCCATGTAGGAGTACATATTCCTATACCTGTATTCGTTGTAAAGTTTTTCGGTAACTGTATGCCCTGCACTCATTTTCTCAACTACAAGGTTTGCTTTGTTGTACCAGATACCAATATCTCGAATAATTTCAGCATAGGCATACGGCTTGATTTTATTGGATTTAAACTCTGCCACCTGTTCACAATTTGCGTCAATTATTTCAAATGCCGAATAGTCCTTGCCGACACCCTCGCCAGTATCTACACCGATATAATACCGTGTTCCCAATTTTGGGGTTTGCCATATCGTCAACTCATTACCGAACCATGCTTTTAGTGATACAGGCATTTTACTGGGGGCGGTTTTAATCGGCTCAAAGCGGTCTATGTGCATGATATTATCATGGATAATAGTTGGCGAAAATATATTACTGCCGGTGCTTACAAACGCTTCTAGCGGCTCGCTAGGAAACTCCTGCGTAAATGCTTGCTTACTGGTATTGGCAATCTTTAACCGCCGCCAAACTAATTGTTCAATACTTGCACCTTTATCTGACAAAATCTTTTCTTCCGGTTTCAACTCGTCAACCGTTGGCAAGCGTTTATATTTCTGCTTGTAGCGATTGCAAAATTCCTTGTATTCTTCTGCAAACATTAACTTATCATCAATCCATGAGAAGAAAAATGGCTTGTACATACTGTCTCTACGCTCTGCTTTTGCCCACAATTCCTGAAAGTAATTCATACCGTTAGCTGTAGATTCAAGTAGAATAGTTCCATGCGGTGTTAATGCCTGTTCGATTGCAATTAACTGCCGCTGGATTGTATCTTTGCAAAATCCCACCTCGGATATATGCGCGAACTGGATGGTTGAACCTCTCGCAACATCTTTGTTGCCGCAAGTAGTACAAACAATATGGCTGCCGTTTGTGAAGCGTAATTCTTTTTTGTTATTCCTGTAGATCGGTACTTTAAACGGTGCTGCCATATCAGTATATAACTGTTTCAGTTTGCTAAATATCTCATCCGCTGACTGAATACTATATGACATCAATAGACAAGTGCTGTGTGGTTTTGTGATTGCAATATATAACGACTGTGCCACTGCCAGAGTGGAAATACCTAACTGCCGTGATTTTAAAATGATATTATACTTGCCCTCATTTTGCAGTAAATACTTTTGTTCTGGATTTAATTTCAGCGGCACTAGGTCACCATTTTTGTTTACTACTTTCATTAAAAACTCCATGAAATATAGCGGATTCTTCAATAACTTTGTGATTTTCTGATTGGTTGTCA